CTAAAGTTTATGGACTTGATAGAGTTGATTTTGGTAGGACTGTTTATGTGTTTGAAGGCCCAATTGATAGTATGTTTGTTCCTAACAGTATCGCTACTGCAGGCGGCGATTTGGTGTCTGCGATCAACACCTTTACGAAAGATCGTCTTGTCGTTGTTTACGACAACGAGCCAAGAAATAAAGAAACCGTAAAGAAAATTGACAAGGCTATCATGCAAGGATATAAAGTTTGTATATGGCCCGAAAACTTCGAACATAAAGATATCAACGACGCGATTTTAGCGGGCTTGACTTCTGAGTTCATTTCATATATAATTAATCAAAACACTTACCGTGATCTTTCGGCCAAACTGGCTCTTACAAAATGGAGAAAATCTTGATTAAGTATGACACACTCTACCACATCGACGAGAACGGTAATACTCGTACTTGGATGATGGAGCGCTTGGGAAACAAGTATCGTACTGTCTCTGGTATTGAAGGTGGTAAGCTTGTAATTTCAGAATGGAAAGAAGTTTACGGTAAGAATGCCGGCAAAGCCAACGCGACTACCGATGATCAACAGGCCGATCTAGAAGTTAAGGCTCTTTACAAAAAGAAACTCGATCGTAAATATCATACTTCGAAAGAAACGATCGAAGAAGGTTCTAAGATTATTGAACCTATGCTTGCTGATAAGTATAAAGGTTGGGATTCAAAGTGGAAGCACGTATTCACTCAGCCGAAGCTTGATGGAATGCGTTGTATAGCGACCAAGAACGGATTGTTTTCAAGACAGGGTAAGCCCATAGTTTCGGCCCCTCACATCATTCAAGAGTTAGCTCCTTTATTCGAGCTTAGTCCAAACTTGATCCTTGATGGTGAACTATATAATCATGAGCTACGAGACAATTTTAATGAGTTGATTTCTATCGCCCGTCAAACCAAACCAACTCAAGACGACTTGAACAAATCTGCTTCAATGATTCAATATCATGTTTATGATATGGTTTGGAAAGAACATTTTTATAATCGTCTGACTTATCTAGAAAGTATTATTGGTTCACTTAAGAGTAATGTGATCAAGCTGGTAGACACTTTCAGCGCTGAAAATTCAGAAAAACTTGATCAGCAATATGCTAACTTTCTTGAGAACGGCTATGAAGGTCAAATGATTCGTATTGATGCTCCTTACGAAAATAAACGTTCAAAGAGTTTGTTGAAGCGTAAGGAATTTATTGACGAAGAATTTGAAGTCATTGAAATACTTGAAGGTCAGGGTAATTGGTCTGGATACGCCAAAAGCGTTCAGTGCAAGACCAAAGAAGGAGTTGTATTCAATGCTGGTATTAAGGGAACACAGGAGTTCACCAAGGAGTTGTTGAATCGTAAACCAATTCCTAAGACGGCAACGGTTCGTTACCAGAATATTACGCCAGACGGTAGCTTGCGTTTTCCAATCGCGGTTGCTTTTTATGAAAATGAAAGAGATATTTAAAATGAATAACGCAAAAATTATAGCGGTAACACAACCAATAATTGATAATGAAAAAGGTGTTAAAATGACACCAGATGAGTTTATTGCATATTGTGCAAGGGTTTCGAACCCATCTAATCAAATGAATAGTTTAACTGCTCCTAAATTACTCAGATACTGCATAAAACATAAGCACTGGAGCGTTTTTGAAACAGTTAGTATTACTATGTCTATAGAAACTACTAGAGATATCGCCCGACAAATTCTCAGACATAGATCATTTTCGTTTCAGGAATTTTCTCAGCGTTATGCTGATCCAACACAAGATTTAGGTTTCGTTACTCGTGAAGCTCGTCTTCAAGATCAGAAAAATCGTCAGAACAGTATTGAGATTGATGATGAATCTCTCCAAGGTACTTGGGAACAACTTCAAAATAACTTGACTACTTCTGTGCAAAAAACATACAAATGGGCTATTAAAAACGGTATCGCGAAGGAACAAGCACGTGCTGTTCTTCCGGAAGGGTTAACAGTTTCTCGCCTATATATGAATGGAACGTTGAGAAGTTATATTCATTGGTGTCAACTTCGTATGGGACCAGAAACCCAGAAGGAACATAGAGAAATCGCAACTGACGCTTGGTACGAGATTACCAACGTATTTCCTTCGTTAAAAGATAGTTTGGATATAGAAAATTAATAAGGGGTATAGATGATTGATAATTCAATTCTAGTAACAAAAAGAGACGGATCGACTCAGCCGTTAGATCTAAATCGTTTTCATAAAGTGGTTAGTTGGGCTTGTGAAGGAATCAACAACGTTTCCGAATCAGAGATAGAACTTAAGTCTCATATTCAATTTTATAATAAGATTAAGTCATCAGATATTCAAGAAACTTTGATCAAGGCTGCCGCCGATCTTATTTCAGAAGAAAATCCCGGTTATCAGTACGTTGCTGGTCGTCTGATCAACTATCATCTAAGAAAACAAGTATACGAAAGTCACCTACCATGGAAATTGAAAGATCATGTTAAACACGTTATTTCTCTTGGTTACTACGATCCTGAAATTTCTTCTTTTTATGATGATTTTGAACTGGATGTTTTGGATACTTATATTAATCACGATAGGGATTATTCTATCTCTTATGTGGGCATGGAACAATTAAGAGGAAAATACTTAATCAGAAACAGAGTTACTGGACAGATTTATGAAACTCCTCAAATGGCTTATATGTTGATTGCCATGATACTGTTTCGTAACTATCCTAAAGAAACCAGACTTAAATGGGTAAAGGATTTATACGATGCGACAAGCACTTTTGAAATATCGCTGCCGACTCCTATTATGGCAGGTCTCCGTTCGCCTCAAAAGCAATTCTCTTCGTGCGTTCTTATCGAGACAGATGACAGTCTTGATTCAATCAATGCTTCAGCTTCCGCAATTGTTAAATATGTGTCTCAAAAAGCTGGCATTGGTATTAATGCTGGTCGTATTCGTGCTCTCGGCTCTCCCATTCGCGCTGGTGATACTACTCACACTGGTGTTATCCCATTTTACAAGCACTTCCAATCAGCAGTTAAGAGCTGCAGCCAAGGCGGTGTTCGAGGCGGCGCAGCGACTCTTTACTACCCTATCTGGCATTTGGAAGTTGAGGACCTACTAGTTCTCAAGAATAATAAAGGCACAGAAGATAATCGTATTCGTGGTTTGGACTATGGTGTCCAGTTTAATAAGGTGATGTATGAACGACTTCTTGTTGGTGGGAATATTACTCTATTCAGCCCTAGCGACGTCCCTGGTCTTTATGATAGCTTTTTTATTGATCTTGATAAATTCAGATCGCTATATCAAAAATACGAGGCGGATCCGGCGATCAGAAAGAAATCAATACCTGCTGTGGACCTATTCTCATCGTTCATGGAAGAGCGCAAGAACACTGGTCGTATCTATTTGCAGAACGTCGACCATGCGAATGATCATGGTTCGTTCATTAAAGAACTTGCACCAATTCGCCAGTCAAATCTCTGCTGTGTGACTGGAGAAACTTATGTAACTGTTGAAATGATTGACGGTTCAATTCAAGATATAATGATCAAGGATGTTACAATTCAAATGAAAGTTCTTAGTAGAAACAATAATACTGGTAAAGATGAATTTAGACAAATTAAAGCTGCTGCTATGACTAGAAAGAATGCATCATTGATGAAAATAACTGATGAAAATGGCAACTCTATTGTTTGCACACCAGATCATCGCATCTATACAAAAAACAGAGGATATGTAGAGGCGCAAAATATTTTAGAAAATGATGAGTTGTTGGTAATATAATTTATAAATTATTATAAATAGTTCTGAGATAACACTTCTATCAAGGAATCATTTATATGGCTATAGTTTACAAAATAACGAACAGAGTGAACGGTAAAAGTTATATTGGTCACTCTGTTCGAACATTAGAACAAAGATGGAAATCTCATCTATCATCTGTTAGGCAGGGAAGTAAATTTAGATTTCATTCTGCTATTCGAAAATATGGTGTAGATCAATGGGATCATGAAATTATTTTTGAACATAATAATGTTGATATTTGTAAGAAAAAAGAAGAAGAGATGATTGTTGGATTTGATCTCATGAATAATAAAAAAGGATATAATGCTAAACCAGGAGGATGCGGTGGTTGGATTGTTCCTGATAAAAAATATGAATTATGGGTAAAAAAACAATCTGAAAATAATATAGGATTAAAAAATAATAATAGTACGGGATACACAAACGAAGAATTGATTGAAATTGGTAAAAAGGTGTGTTATGATCTTGGAAGAATTGTAGGTCAAAAGACAATGGTCAAAGAATGTAAAAAGATAGGGATAAGATTTCCTAAATCATTCAGACCAATGAGATTTGATGGAAGTTATAAAAAATATGCTGCTATTCTTGAAAAAGAGTTAGATATGAAATTCAATCCATATTTTCGTTCTGAAGAACAGAGACAAATATACAGAGAAAAATATACTGGCACTGTTGGACCCAACGTTGGAACTAAAGTTATCATAGATTCAGAAGGAAAAAGAAAACATGTTAAAAATTGAACATTTAAATTATACAGAAGATGTCTATGATATTACTGTAGATAAAAATGAAAACTTTTATGCTAATGGTATTTTAGTTCATAACTGCGAAATTGACTTGCCTACAAAGCCATTGAAAGATATTAACGATGAAAATGGAGAGATTAGTCTGTGTACTTTGAGTGCGATAAACTGGGGCAAAATTCGTGATCCTGCAGATTTCGAACGTCCTTGTACTCTCGCTGTTCGTGCTTTGGACGAGTTACTTGACTATCAAGATTATCCAGTTCTTGCTGCCAAAAACTCCACTATGGCCAGACGACCTCTTGGTGTCGGTATTATTAACCTCGCTTATTGGTTGGCTCGTAATGATCTTAGCTATCAGTCAATTGATCATGATGGATTGAGTAAGCTTCATTCATTCGCAGAAGCTTGGTCATATTATTTAATTAAAGCGTCCATTGATCTAGCGGAGGAAAAAGGTGCGTGTCCAAAAAGTAATGAAACAAAGTACAGCCAAGGTGTGTTCCCCATAAACACCTATAAAAGAGAATTGGACGAAATCGTATCGCCTGCGTATAGGATGGATTGGGTTTCGTTGGGCGCTAAAGCATTACGAGTTGGCATCAGAAACTCAACGCTTATGGCTCTCATGCCATCAGAGACATCAGCACAGATTAGCAACGCAACGAATGGTATTGAGCCGCCAAGATCGCTTGTCTCTGTTAAACAGTCTAAAGATGGCGTCCTTAAACAAGTTGTACCAGAAGTTCGTAAACTTAAGAAGAAATACGACCTACTTTGGGACCAACAGTCACCCGAAGGATATCTTAAGATTTGCGGGGTATTGCAAAAGTTCATTGATCAAGGAATATCCGTTAATACCTCGTACAACCCAAAGTTCTATGAAGAAGAACAAATCCCTATGTCGGAAATGTTAAAGCACTTGCTGATGTTTTATAAGTATGGTGGCAAACAATTATACTATCTGAACACTGCAGATGGCGCTGGTGAATACGAAGAAGCACCTTTGGCTGCTGGTGTTGTTGAAGATGAATCCTGCGAGTCTTGTAAAATATAGTAAAGACTTGTAAAATATAAATAGTCCATAGGAGGAAACAATTATGGACTATAAAAAAATATATGATAATCTGATAATCAGAGCACAAAATAGAGTAACAAATGGACAAATATATTACGAACTTCACCATATCATCCCAAGATGTATGAATGGTTCTGATGATTGGAGTAATCTTGTCTATTTGTTACCAGAAGAACATTATCTAGCGCATCAACTATTAGTAAAAATATATCCTGAAATATTTGAATTAGCTTTTGCTGCAAATATGATGTGTACAAATAGACCAAGCAATAAGTTGTACGGATGGATTAGAAGAAGAATTTCAGATAATATGAAACGAAATAATCCAAATGCTGTCGGTAAATCTAGAAGAGAATATATACAAAAGAATGGTCCTGTTGAAGTTGATAGAAGTTATATTACAGATGAATATAGAAAAAAATGTAGTGAAGGTAAAATAGGTTCTAAAAATCCGATGCATGGAAAATTGCCATGGGAACATTCAAGAGCAACGAATGAAACAAAAAAAGAATGGGCAAAGGCTGATGAGTATTATAATTGGTGGAAAGAAACAAAAAAATCATACCACGCAATGGCTATAAATTTTGGGTTCGATAAACCAATGATGACACATCATAATATGATTAATAAATTTAGAGAAGGTTGGGTTCCAAATGAAGATAACAACTGGAAGGATTTTAAATGCAAGATTTGAGAGATACAATCAGTAGTCAATACAAAGTAGAACTTATATATCGTGATACTTGGTCAACAGAGAAACCTACAGGTCAACAAGTAGGTATTCCACCTCATGATATTCGTGTTACGCATAAAGATTCTGGTATTATTGCTCAGTGTGGTGCTTATGGTTCAGATCATAAGAATAGAGAAGTTGCAATGAGAATGGTTTCATTAGGTGTTGAAGTTTGGGCGGAATAATGCAATGAAAGCTAAGAAAACAAAATTGACTTTTGAAGAAATCTATAGTAAGCTTCATATGCGTGAGTATGTTGTGGTGCATACAAAGGAGGAGATGAAACCATATCTTCTCAATGCCAATGATAACACTCTTTATACGATACCAGAAGGATACCTTGAATATGACAAACGATTCTACTACCGAAAGTATTAATGGTCTTCAAATAGTTGTTCACGAAACAGACCCAACAGCAAAAATCTATATGGTTGGGAGATTGGAAGATTGAAGAAAAATAGAAGCGAATCCTACGAGAGTTGTAAAATTTAATGATTGAGATAGAGTTAAATAAGTTGACATATAAATAAATATTTGATAAGCTAGAATCAAGAACTTACGTTCTAGTACATATTAAAGATACTATGCAGCCTTGTTTACTTGAACCAGAAAGTGGAAAATTGTTTGAAGTACCTGATGGTTATCTTGAATATGATAAAAAATATTTTAGGAGAAATATATGAAAGACATTATTAAAATGGCTGACGAAAAAGACGAGTTTGTAACATCAGACGACGGATTCGTTTATTGGTGGCCAAAGGGTCTTGATGGATATGTTTCGGCTCAAAATCTCCGTGATTTGGCGACAGAATTAGATGCCAGAAACGAAAAGTGGGAAAAGACCATCAACGAATGTTTTGATGGTTTTAAATGTCCTATCAATTTTGATGGTTGTAAAGAAAATTGTGGTAATTACGGGTGTAATAATTAAATGAGTGTATTTGATATTAATAACAAAAAAAATTCTATCAAAGCAAATTTGTTTTTTGACGATCCGGTAACTATTGCTAGATATGATAAGCAGAAGTATCCATGGATCGAAAAATTAACAAATCAACAACTTGGTTTCTTTTGGAGACCCGAAGAAGTAGATATTTCAAGAGACTCTAAAGACTTCAAGGGTCTAAATTCTCATGAGCAACACATTTTCACAAGCAATCTTAAGCGACAAATCCTTCTTGATTCCGTACAGGGTCGAGCGCCGACAGCCGCTTTTAGTCCAATATGTTCGCTGCCAGAGTTAGAAACTTGGATAACTACATGGACTTTTAGTGAAACAATCCATAGTAGATCTTATACTCATATTATCAGAAACATATACCCAAATCCTTCTAAGGTTTTTGATGAATTAATGGATATCAAAGAAATCGTAGATTGTGCCAATGATATCAGCAAGTATTATGATAATTTAATTTCATTTAATGAAATATCTTCTTGCAATGAGATTCCTGAGTATGGATTGACAGATTGGTGTCCGTCGAAATATGAACATAAGAAAGCTCTTTGGCTTGCATTGATGTCTGTTAATGTTCTCGAAGGCATTCGCTTCTATGTTTCGTTTGCTTGTTCATGGGCGTTTGCCGAAGTTAAGAAGATGGAAGGTAATGCCAAGATTATTAAATTAATCGCTCGTGATGAAAATCTTCATCTTGCTGGTACTCAGCAATTACTTAAGGCTTTGGTCAAAGAAGATGAAGATTTTGCCAAGATTGCAGAAGAAACAAAACAAGAATGTATTAAGTTGTTTGTTGACGCGGTTGAACAAGAAAAGACATGGGCTAGTTATCTATTCAAAGATGGTTCTATGATAGGTCTTAACGAAAAACTATTAAACGAATATATAGAATGGATCGCTAACAAGAGAATGACAGCGATAGGACTAAATACAACCTATAAGGGCGGTAGTAATCCTTTGCCATGGACTCAGAAATGGATTTCTGGTTCTGAAGTACAAGTTGCTCCACAAGAAACAGAAATAACTTCTTACGTCATTGGTGGCGTTAAGAAGGACGTAACGAATGACACGTTTAAAGGATTTAGTCTATGATTTTAGAAGTATTATTTTCATTATTAATTAGTTCGGCATCAGCGAAGGAATTTCCAATTCTACCTGATCCTGCTTTGACGCCCGGTGTAGTTGATCAGGAAGCAACAATGGAAAAGATTTGTCTTTCTGGATACACAGGAACTGTTCGTAATGTTTCTTCGGCCACAAAGAAAAAGGTTTTCAAGGAATATGGTATTGATCCCAAAGCAGACAAGTTCGAAATTGATCATTTGATTTCTTTAGAACTCGGTGGTTCTAATGATATTAAGAACCTGTGGCCTCAAAGCTACACTACAATGCCTTGGAACGCTCATGTCAAAGATAGACTAGAAAATAAGTTGCATAGAATGATTTGTGATGGTATAATCACAATGGAAGATGCTCAACAACAAATTTCAACAGACTGGATTAAAACATATAAGAAATACATAGGAGAACCAAAAAATTGATTACTTGTCAAGATTGTGAGGCAGAATTTACAATTGAACACGACGAATTAGATGAACCAGAATTTTGTCCTTTTTGTGCGAATAAGTTAGTTTATGATGATACATCCGATGAATGGGAAGCACAAGACGACGAAGGTTGTTGACATTACTAAATATCCCAAACAATGGAGTTTGGGATGTGGATTTACGAAAATAAAGAATATGAATTTAATAATGAATATACTTCGTTTGTGTATATAATAACTAATACTGCAAACAATAGAAAATATATCGGAAAGAAAACTTTCTTTTTTCTGAAAACTAAACAAGTTAAGGGAAAGAAAAAAAGAACCAAAGTTGAATCGGATTGGAAATCATATTTTGGTTCTTCCGAAGATCTTCAGGAAGACGTTAAAAAATACGGCGAAAATAGTTTTACTCGTGAAATAATTCGTCTCTGTAAATCCAAAGGAGAAGCGACATATTACGAGGCAAAATATCAGTTTGAAAATGCTGTGCTTTTTTCGGACGAATGGTACAACTCTCATATAATGTGTCGTGTTCACAAAAAACATCTTACTTTTTTGAAGCAAAAGCAGCTTTAATTTTGGCTTTATGTTCTTCGCTTAAAGTTCTTCCTTTTCGAACTTTACTGAGATTTTCTTTATGTTTTTCTGATTGTTTTTTGCCTAATTTTGCTAATCGCATTTTTAATCGAGTTTCTTCAGAAAACGGTTTCTTAGGAATCCCTTTACGCATTTTACTCATACGTTGACGAGATTCTAAAGAAAATGTAGCTCCTGTGGTTCCATCACCACCATCTGTTTTATTGAGAAGGTTTGAACGGTCATACCAAGCGATGTATTTTCTCTCTAAAGCAAAAGCTCCGATTTCAGATAAATTACGTTCTAAGAAAACGATTTTAGATTTATCTGATGGAATTTCGCAACTATGATCTTTAGAGAAAGCTCTTTTATTTTTGCCCTTGCCAATATAATATGGCGTACCATCTTCTCGAAGATATGCGTATACGTAATAAATAAACATTGCTGGACCTCCTATCAGGTTTAGAGTAGGTGGAGACGGCAATCTCGCGACCTACATTATTTAGCGAAAAAAAGAGTTTGACTTTCCTGAAGAAATAGGGTAGTATATAAAAATAGACGCCCCCTTGGCGGAATGATAAAATTGAAAAGAATAGCAGAAAATATAGAAACAACAGAATTATGTTCTTACGGATGTGGTAATATTGCTAGATTCAGAAATGGGTCTAATAAATTGATGTGCGAAATTAGAGCAACAAAATGTCCAGAAATTAGAAGAAAAAATAGTGAAGGTTCTATAAAAGCGTATCAAAAATATAAAAACATTAACAGATATTTAAATACGTCAGAAGAATCTAAAAGAAAAATGAATTGGAACAAAGAAAAATATAATGCTGATTTTTCTTATAATGGTAAAGGATCACACAAAAAAGTCTTAATAAAGGAACGAGGTTATAAATGTGAATCTTGTAATTTGTCAGAATGGTTAAACGAACCTATACCTCTAGAATTGGAACATTGTGACGGTGATAATCTAAATAATATAAAAAATAATTTATTGTTATTATGTCCAAATTGTCATGCTAAAACAAAGTTTTATAGAGGTAAAAACATAAATAATGGTAAAATGAAAGTTTCTGATGAAAAATTATTGACTTCTCTTAAAAAACATAGTAATATAAGACAAGCTTTACTCGAAGTTGGGTTAACACCCAAAGGTAAAAATTACGATAGAGCTTATAAATTATTAACGCCCGTGTAGCCCAACAGGTTAGTAGGCAATTGACTTAAAATCAATACAGTGTGGGTTCGAATCCCACCACGGGCACCAATTTCTGATCGGAGATATATGATGAAAGTTATGTTGGAATTGACACCCGAAGCCTTTAGTTCGCTTGAGGAAACTGTGCTAATCCAAAGTCTAGCAGATTCGGCAAGAACTCTTATCGAAGAGATAGATAGGTTCTTATCTAAGGAGTCGATTCGTCAACATGAAGTAAGAGACTTACAAGACGATATGATATATCTTGAATGTTTTAAGCGCGTTCTAGAGTATTATACAAGTGACGAACAACGTAAAACTGAGTTTGTTGATATTTTCGAAGGAGGTAATGATGAATAAGAAGGCACATAAGAAGTTGATTAAGATGCAGAATAAGTTTGGTAAAGATGCTGGTAAGGCTCTTTGGATTCTAATGAAGAAGAATGGAGAACTGTAACATGAGTCATCCGCATAAGAATCGCCCGCGTAAGGGTCGCCGTAAGGTTGGTTCTAAGAAGCGCAGGGCACGACGTAATCGTAAGAGGTAGTCTCTAATTTTTTAAAGGTGTAAAATGAAAGAGTTTGATCTTAAGGAAGTAATTGATTTCATCAAGAATTCTTCTAACGAGACAAAGATTTATATCGGCGCTGATTCCGAACGTTATCGTAAGAATGAGGTTTGGTATGC